CATCCGAATGTGCTCCATATCCATACTACGTATTTTGATAACTTGGATAACCTTTCTCCTGAGTTCCTGAAAGAGGTGGAAGATATAAAGGTGAGTAATCCTGAAAAGTATGGTCATGTGGTTATCGGCCGGTGGGCTGACGTTGCAGAAGGTGCTGTGTTCAAGAAGTGGGGAATTGTGAAAGAGTTCCCGCAGGAATGTAAAAAGGTAGGAATAGGGCAGGACTTCGGCTTTACTAATGATCCTTCCGCTGCTGTAAGATGTGGCATTATTGATAACCGTTTGTATGTTGATGAACTTTTCTATGAAACGGATATGCTTTCGTCGGCTATTGCCAATAGGTTAAAGCCTTTCTCTATGAAAGTTTTTGCCGATTCGCAAGACCCTCGATTGATTCAAGAGATAAAGAACAGAGGCGTGAATATCTATCCGGTAGATAAGTTTCCCGGCTCCATCAAAGCGGGTATTGATAAGATTAAAGACATGGAGTTCTTTGTAACAGAACGCTCTTACAATATTATTACTGAACTTCGGAAATATGTTTGGGATAAAGATAAGGATGGAAACTACATCAATGAGCCAGTAGATGAATATAATCATTTGATGGATGCCATTAGATATTATGTATTGGGTTGTTTGCTTGGACGCATTTTGAAGCCGAAAGATTTAACTGGAATATTCACACACTAAAAATATAAGCTATGCCATTGAATTTAGAAGAAATATTAGCATTGCCCGATATCGGGCAGAAGATAAACTACCTGAAGAAAGGTAGGAAGACTGAACTTCCCGACTGTTGTAAACTTTGGGACGATTGGAATCCGGAACGCCATGAAATTATGGTTGACAAAAAGAAGTATCCGGACAGAAAGGTTCTTGAAAAAGAAGCTGAGAAGCACTTCGATGAAAAAACTGGTAAGACTTATGAAATCGAAGCAAAGTATAAAACAGAACCAGTGAACCGTATCTCCATTCCATTGGAACAGGATATAGTGAACATTCAAACTGCTTTCACGGTCGGCACAGAACCGTCTATGGATTGCACTCCGACTGATGATGATGAAAAGAAGCTGCTGGATGCGGTAAAGGCTGTATTTAAATCCAACAAAATCAAATACCAAAACAAGAAGATTGTCCGTGCCTGGCTCTCCGAACAAGAAGCGGCAGAATATTGGTATGTTACCGATGATGATTCGTTTTGGGCGAAGTTCTGGAAAAAAGTAAAGACTACATTCGGAGGCAAGGTAAAGCCCACCAAGAAACTGAAAAGTGTGTTATGGTCTCCGTTCCGTGGGGATAAGCTATACCCGTTCTTTAACGATGAAGGTAAGATGATTGCTTTCTCACGTGAGTACAAGAAGAAGCTCATGGATGATTCGGAGATAACTTGCTTTATGACTATCACGGACAAAATGGTTTATCAATGGGACTTGTCTAAAGGGTATGAAGAAAGAACGCCTTTTGCTCATGGATTCTCCAAACTACCGGTTCTCTATGCTTATCGTCCTGAACCTTATTGCAAGAAGATAAAGACTTTTCGGGTCCGGTTGGAGAAACTATTATCCAATTATGCTGATTGTATAGACTACCATTTCTTCCCACTATTGAAGCTAATTGGTGATGTAGAGGGTTTCATGGGTAAGGTTAAGGATAGAATGGTCAAACTTACAGGTGAAGGTGCGGATGCCCAGTATCTGACGTGGAACCAAGTTCCGGATACGGTACGTTTTGAAGCAGAAACACTCACCAATATGGCTTATGATATGTCAAACACTCCAAGAATATCCTTTGAGACGTTGAAGGGGGTAGGCAAAGCATCAGGGACCGCTTTCCGCTTTATGTTCATGGGCGCACATATGGCGGTAGAAAATCACGGTGAGGCTATCGGTGAGTTCTTGCAGCGGAGAGTAAATTTCATTGTTTCCGCTTTAGGCTCTATCAATCCAACCGAGTTTAGCAAGGCATCGCAGACCATTGACATAGAAACAGAACTGGTTCCATATATGATTGATGATTTGAATGATAAGGTGACTACTGCCGTTTCCGCTGTCAGTGGTGGCATTTGGTCCACACGTGAAGGTATCATGTTTGCCGGGAATGCTGATAGGGTAGAAGAGGAGCTTGCAGAAATCAAGGAGGAGCAAGCGGCAAAGAATGAGCAAATCGGAAATAAGGGACAGAAAAATGCCTCTTAGTCAGAAAAATTATAGGGATTATAATTTTAGTACAAGAAAAATAGAATATTTTGCGGCAACATCAAAGAATTGCCGCTAATTTTTTGCTTGAATAGTTGTAGGTAATTAAATAATTACCTATATTTGTAGGGTAATCAATAGAGAAAGGTATGCCAACGATATTTATTTTATTTGGTTTTCGTTTTATGTTTTACGCTAATGACCATGAGCCTATACATGTTCATGTAATCAAAGGGGATGTAAGTGCTAAATTCACTTTATTTCCAGTTACATTAATCAAAAATAATGGCTTGAAGTCATCTGAACTGAAACTTGTAGAATCAGTTATAGAAGAAAATCAAGAAGTAATAGCAGAGCATTGGAATAAATTTTTTAATAAATCAAAATAAGTGGTTATGGAAAATATCATAGTTGAAAAGGTATGGTTGACTGATACGGAGGTATGGATACGTACCACTGACGGGAAGGAGGCATGTGAGAAGTTTTCAGATTTCCAAAGGCTGAAATGGGCTACTCCTGCGCAGCGCGCAAATTTCACAACGAGCCATGACGGAATACATTGGAGAGAGCTTGATGAAGATTTGAGTTTTGAGGGATTCTTTCGGGAAAGGAAATCTAATCCTCTTTATGATTTATTTATAGCTCATCCTGAATTGAATGCTGCTGCCATAGCACGACGTTTAGGTATTTCTCAGAGTTTGTTTGCTCAATATGTAAGCGGAACAAAGAAGCCGTCTAAGAAACGTTTTGAAGATATTATAGAAACAATACGTTCAGTAGGGCGTGAATTAATGGCTGTACCGGCATAAGTTACAATACTTTATTTAGGCGTGATTCCATTCGGGTTCACGCCTTTTTTATACCATTTTACGACAATCGTTTCATTGTCGTGTATCACCTATCTGATAATTTTTCACATAGCTTATTAATGCCGAAATTTACCGTAGAAATTTATAAATCAAATTCATACGGTATGACAATCTTAGAACAAATCTTAGCAGGACTACAACAGAAATTCTCTGGGGTGGACACTGCTATCTTAACCCGAATTGCCACTAAAAAGGCAGAGGGTGTAACGGACGAGACAAAGGTAAACTCCATTGTTGAGGGTATCAGCTTTTCGGACGTGCTTAATTCCTATGGTGATTTCCGTGCAGGACAAGCGCAAACTTCGTCAATTGCGAACTATGAGAAAAGGCATGGACTGAAAGACGGAAAGCCAATCGAGACTACCAATACTACCACAACCATCAAAACGGAAGAGAATAAAGACGATGTGCCTGCATGGGCGCAAGCCTTAATTGATTCCAACAAGAGCCTTTCTGACAAGCTAACACAGTTTGAAACGGAGAAGGCTCAGGCAACACGTAGCCAGCAGATTTTGGCAAAGGCTAAGGAGTATGGTATTCCCGAAAACTACGCCAAGCGATGCGCCATCAAAGACGATGAGGACTTGGATACTTATTTCAAGGACTTGAAACAGGAGTTCGCAAATGACGGCTTCAAAGGCGTGACCCCTCCCGAATCAGCGGAAGCGAAGATTGAGAAAGAATCTGAATCTATCGCTAAGATGATTGATGAGGGAACGAAAACTATTGTTGAACAAAACAAGAATTAATTATGTCAGCAGGATTTAAGTATGACTTGGTTCCGCCCGTTGAGCAAGAGGAACGCTACGATGTCCAGACCGGTATTCGTAGACGTGGTCCGTTCAAACTCGACACGCAGAACCTGGTAGTGGGAAGTTTTCTTCCCGGATTTACACCGATTTGTGCGGACTTGAAAAACAAGTTCGCTTATGCGGTAATCAATGTGGAAGTAGTGGAAGCATACGCAACCGGTGATACTGCATTGTCCATTAAGGTAGCCAAGAACTCTTTGGCATACGCGGGTATGTTCATCGGAAGTGGTACGAAAGGTGCGGAAGTAACGGCTATTGACAAGACCAACAAAGTGTATGATGTATTGACTATCAAGGCTGCTTTTGGTGAGGACATAGCCAGAGATACGGTACTCTTTGAGGCGGTTGCGGTTGATGGCTTGAAGCAGAAGCACGTGGCTAATTCGGCTCTGTTTAACCGTACAAAGGTTGAGGACGGAATCACATTGGTTTCATTGCTTCGTACAGCCGCAGAAATTGAACCCTCAAAATTGGTTATGCCGTTCTCCGAGAACGATAAAGCCAACATGAAGGGATGGTTTGAATTTAACGAGTAAGGAGGTAGGATATGTTTTTAACGATTCAAACATTATTCGATGACGCGAACATTGTTTCCGCTATCATCAGACGTGTGAACCAGACACGCAAGGACACAATCTATTGGCAACAGTATCTTACTTTCCGCAGAGTAACTACTCGTGTGTTCAAGGATTATATCGGTTCTGTAACCGGAGTAATGGCAGGTTCCATTAATTCGCGTTTTGGAGAGAAACCCATCCGTGAACGTCGGAACATCGGTTCCGGATATGGTGAGATTGCCTATTTGGGTGATGCTTATCAGATGTCTATTGACCGTCTTTCCGAATTGCAGGATTTGATTGACAAGTTCAATGCAGCTAAACCGGCAGACCAAAAGGCTGCAATGGAAGAGATTGTAAATTTCCTAGCGGATGATTACCGTCAGATTACCCTTGCTGCTCACAAGCGTATGGATATTATTCTTGGTGCATTGCTTATGACTGGTGAAGCTACAGTTTACAACAAGGATGCCGCAATCACTTCCGGTCAGACCAATAATAAACTGCTGGAGATTACCCTTCCGTTCAACTTTATCAAGCCGACAAGTGGAGATGTGGTTGTGGACGGAAAGAATATGTTCATCTCTTATTTGAGAGAGAAACTCCATTCCTTGGCACCGGACTATGGCGTTTATGCCAAGATGGTTATGACTCGTGCATCTTTCAACAAGCTTATTCTTGGTTCATCTGAATTTGGTGAGCAGTACAAGATGATTCTCGGCAGCAACGAAATGAAGTTGAGTACGGGATTGGTTTCCTCTTCTTTGGCTTCCGAAGTGTTCACCGGCATCGGTTTGCCGCGTATTGAAATCAAGGAGGACTACGTGAAAGACCAGACGGGAAAGAATGTGCAGATTTACGCGGATAACCGTATTACTCTGTTACCTTCTGACAACATTGGTTATATGCGCCATCATACCCCGTATGAAGCGACAGACCCAGTACAAGGACGTACTTATATCCCGTCAGAGGGGCAGATGCTTATCTCCAACTACCGTGACAAAAACGGTCGCTACATGGAATATACGGCAGAGTGGATTCCGCAGATTTCCAATCCAGATTTGATTACCAATTTCGATTTGAGCGAAATTGCATCCATTCAATCAGCATAAGGGGGTAGGATATGAAAGTAAAGGTTATATCAGTTTTCCGCGACAAGTTCACCGGAAAGTATTATACTCCCGGTGAAGTGATTGAAGTCGGTGAGGAAGCCCGTGTGCTGGATATGGAAAGCCGCAGACTCGCTGAACGGATTGAGGTAAAAAATCCCGAAGTGAAAGCCCCTGAAGAAAAGAAAGAGGTGAAAATTTCCCTCTTTGAAAAGGAGTTTGAGAAGAAGGCTTTGATTGATGCTTTGAAGTCTATCGGTGCGCAGGCTTCCGGCAATATGAAAGAGGAAACTCTTTTGGCTAAGGTTGCAGAACTGGATGAAGAATCAACAGCCAAACTGAAAGAAGCATTAGGTATCGAGTAAAAGGATAGGGTAGTGCTTCTACTCTTCCATTGTCTAATTTTATAAATCAGAAAAGGAATGAAGAATTTTATTTTTGCCATGTGTGGTTTTTTAATGATGTCTTTGGTTTCGTTGAGCGTGCAGGCATCAAGTGTGGAATCTCCTAAGTGTGAATACGTGAATCCATCGGTTGATGTTGGTCTGCCGGATATTCAGTTTATCACTTTGGAAACGGTTCCGGCTGATTGTGTTGTACTGACCATGACGCATCCCATGTTTTTGGTTGCAAATAACCCGGCTATGATGTGTTCGATAAAAGAGGGAATGGCTATTCAAGGGGTACGAATTAATGTTCCCAAATGTCCGTTCAGATACATCTATAAATCTAAACATTGTACGCATTATAGCTATACCGCATATAGTAAACTGATTACACCATATTGAATGATATCAGCCATGAGTAACAAGGAGTTTGTATTAAGCGTATTTGATAAGAACACCCCGTCTAATCTTGTAGTTGAAAATATACTTTCAAGAACGGGATTGGATGGTGAAGAACCTTTTGCCGAGGAAAATCGGGCAAGATTAGAGGTCGCTTGTGCAAAGCAAATTCCGTGGATGATACAAAATCCATCTTCGGTCAGCGAAAGCGGATTTTCTGTGTCTTGGTCTAATTATGTTGATAGCCTAATGAAATTGTACTCATGGCTGTGCAAACAGTACGGTTTGAAAGACGAACTGAGTAACAAACCTAAAGTGACTTTCTTATGATATTCGCTCCCCACATATTGCAGGTTAAGGTTATCACCCCGATGGATAAGGATGAGTTCGGCAGACCTATTCCCGGCACAGGTGGTGAGAGCTGGCAGGATATATGCAGATGCCGTTGTGATGATGTGAGTGCGGAAAAGAAAGTATCTATCAATGGTGCTTTGTATGATTTCAAGTACAAGGTAGTCTTTGACAAGCCGTCAAAGGTTGAAGCAGGTGCAGAGGTTCGTTGTTTGAATGCCGATGGAAGCATAAGAGGTGAAGGAGTTGCTAAAAGCCCTTTGGAAACAAACTATTTTTCCTATAGAGTAATATGGTTGGAATAGATGCAGACTTTTCGGATGTTGACCAGTTCTTTGAGGACGGAACAAGCGAAGTCGTTGCTGGCATGAAAGAAGAGGGAGAGGCATTTGTTGAAGATGCAAAAGCTACCGGAAACTATCAAGACCACACAAAACATTTGAGAGAATCGAATGATTATGAGGTTAATGAAGATGGCTTAATTCTGAAAAACGAAGCTGATTATGCTTCATTCGTGGAATCCAAAGGATTTGAAGTTGCAGGAAGTGCAGCGATAAGGACAGAAAAAAGATTGAAAGATAGATTTGAACGATGATAGTAACCACCGACATAGGAAACATCCTCTACCGGGACTGCAAGATTTTCGGAATAGACATAGTACCAGCAGGAGAAACGCTGACGGGTGAATTGAAGTCCGAAAGGATTGTCATCCACACGAAGAAACAACAGCCGGGAACTTATTGGAAGAAATCTTTCGCAGAAGTGAATCTATGTGTACCCAATTTAAGCGAGAATGAAGCGAACACAATCCGGCTTAACGAACTTGAAAGAAAGACTGGCAAGCTGTTTGATGATGTAGTAAGCAC